TGTGGCAAAGGGATGTACCCGAACGCTGAATTCATAACAGTTGACGAAATAACAGTAGAGACCAGGCCAAAGATATGCAAGAAGTGTCTCTCTCTCTATCGCATTGCGGCAGCCCCAGAACCATGCCATCACGAAAACTGTACGGTTGTCATGGATACAACTCGCACAATGGAAATCAAAGACGGGAGGTTCGTCAGGGTTGCGGATCCTAAGCAGGGATCCGCAATTATCCTTTGTTCAGATTGCAAATTCCACCGAATCTACCCGTCGCAGATGATCCCCAAATACCTGCAAAAATATCTCGACCAACTACTTATAAAAGTCACATGAACCAGATTATTACACTCAGTCCCAGGTTATTGCCTGTATCGATGTCACAGAAACTCGTACAATCAGGTCATAGCCATAAACCGTTGTGTTCAATAATGTGGATTATTGAAGATGAAATGAAAGTTGCAAAAAAAAATGATTAGTGATATAAATGAAATTGTAGCGGGAGAAAGTGTGTCTATCGCTCTGCCCCCACATATTGCAAGAATCTTTTGTCCGACAGACGTTTTGCGCCTCATTTCGGCTTATCGAAACGGGCTGCTGAAAAGCCATGACAACGACTTGGCTTTGCAAAAAGACAAAGCGATACCTCTGAACCCTGACGACAAACAAGGCAAGTGGCTAATCCACAACGTTCAATACGAGCAGGCAAATATGGTGTGGAACAGGGTTGACGCTATTGCGTTGAAGCCCCTAGCAAATTACCCTGAAATACCGAGATGGCTGACCTATTGCCTAGATGTCTGGATTGGATATGCTAACCCGTCAGCCCCAGAGAACGAACAAATGCCTGTGCTTATTATCGAAAAAGCCAACAGATGGGGCCAGTGCGCTGATCCCGACCCGTTCACACTCCGCCAACTTCAGTTAGCCGTGTCCGTTTTCTGTCAGGCACTTTACGAGGAGTGTTTTGTATGACTATCACGTGGACGCAACTAGGAGCCACAGAGACCGAATCCAGCGATGACCTAGTTCTGGAAACGAAAACCTACGTGGCCACGGTCTCTTATGGTTATCTGGTCAGGGTTACTCGCCGTGGGCTGTACAAGGGCTACATAATGATCCCTAAAACCAGTATCGCCTTTGTGATGGACGGCGTGCCTACTGCTATATCCTGGAGCAACCAGGCCACAGAATCTGAGCAGCATACGGACGATAGCGATCCTGCTGTTGCGTTTGACCTGGTACATAAAATCGATATAGGAACCCCCAACGCAGGCTCCTCCCTTATTTATCGGTTAACAACCCTGATGTACAGTAACTCCAATCCCACGGGACTGATAGATATTTCGGTAACGGCTCAATCGCCACCACCGGCATAGAAAGGCAAAAAAAATGTCAGAAGAAACAATAGCAAAAAAAGAAGAAAAAAAACATCCGCCAGCTCCTTCCGCCTATACGGCTTCGAGTACGCCATTTACAAAAGAGACTGATCGGCTGTTAAAAATGGCGTTGGCTCCAAAATTTGATGCAACCCAAAATCTAGAACCGTATCAGGTTCTATTACAACAGGCGCAACCGTATTTCGACATTATGGCCGTCTCGGCATCAGACGATCGTGGCTTTCAAGTGCTAAAGGATAAATTAAACAAGCTGAAATCCATATTTAAAAAGGCTTTGGCTGCCACAAAATAACCCTGTTAATTTTGACACAGGGATTTTGATTTCAATATGGGCAAACGGGGGCCAAAAAGAAACAGGCATCAACGAGCCCTCGATAGAAAAAAAGCATCGGTAGCCAGAGCAGAAGGCAAAACACTCAAAGAGATAGGCATCGACAATGGTCTATCAAGGGAGCAAGTTCGACTGGATCTGGCATTCATCGACGACAGCTTATTCACCTCCTCTCTGGCTGATTTACAGAAAATCCGTGACGAAACAGCAGGCAAGTTAAGATTCGCACAAACAGAGGCGCATCGTGCTTGGTTACAAAGCCTTGAAGATGCTGTAAAAGACACAACAAAAAAAACAGCCGCCGGCATTGAGACGACACATGCGGTTGAAGGCCAATCTGGATCCCCCGGCCATATACGTAATTATATCAAGGCTGTCGAAGCCGAGGCTAAGTTGTTGGGTCTCTACGAGCTAGGGAACGGAAAGGGCGACCCAGCTGCCGAACGATTACTGAAACTTCATTCATTGCTGGAGGAAATCAGAGCAAACTCGGAACCGTATGATCCCCAAATCCCTACTTCGTCCGAGTCCTGAACAGTTAAGCTTTCTTCTCCATAGTACAGCTCGTCAAAATTGGGCTCATGGCCCTGTTCGCAGTGGAAAAAACCACGTAATCAATATTCGTTTTACCGAAGCCCTTGGCAGTAACCCCAGAGGTAACGAGGATTCGGACGTGTATTTCGGCGGAAAAACGAAAGATACCGTTGAACGAATATTTTTGAGAGACCTCTTCAGTTGGCTCGGTGAAGGCAATTATACGTATAACCGCAATAAAGGTAAAGGCACGATCTCATTGAAATGGCCGTCAGGCGGTCGTTTCATCCGTGAGTTTTATTGCTTCGGCTACGCAGATTCTGACAGCCACGAGGCTATATCTGGTGCTACCATTGGTTTATCCTATTTGACCGAGGGGATCTACTGTCACGAGGATTTTCATCGACAACTGGTTGCCCGATTATCAATTGATGAAGGCTTGGATCGATATTCCATGCTTTTTGGCGATACAAATCCCGGCAGTCCACTTCACTGGCTCTGGCAGAACGTGATTAATAACTCAGAGTTATTAGATTCAGGGGATCTGAGGGCTTTTCCGTTCACGTTTTACTCAAATCCGTGGCTCACCGAGGCAACTAGGGAAATGCTCAGACGACAATATATCCCCGGCAGCATTTGGTTTAAACGCATGGTTCAAGGACTATGGGCCATGGCAGAAGGGGTTATTTACGCTGATTTCTTTAACGAAAAACTAAATATGTGTACGCCCGCTCAGCTGCCAAAAACATTTGATGAACTATGGGCATCAATGGATTACGGTACTACCAATGTTTTTGTCATTGGTCTCTGGGGGCGATTCAGAGATAGAGATTATCTCATAGATGCATGGGAGCATGATGGCGCAAAGCGGGGACACAAAACTAACGGGCAGTATCTGGCCGAAATCGCCTGTTTTCTGGGAGAATACAGCCTGTTTTACAAGATGAAAATAGCAGAACTTATTATAGACCCATCGGCTGCCAGCTTCAAGGCAGACTTGGATGACACAGAAACCGACGATGTTGGGCATAAAGCGTGGCGCAAACTAGCTATCCCTGTCAGAGATGCTGATAATGAAGTTGAACCTGGTATCAAAACTGTTTCAGAAGCGATGTTTAATAGCACTTTGATTATCTGTAATCGTATCAAGAGAGCTTTTGACGAAATAGGCACCTACGCCTGGGACGTGAAAGCCCAGGAACGTGGAGAGGACAAGCCAATTAAACGAAATGACCACGTATTAGATATGATCCGCTATAGCCTACACACCCGCCGCAGTTCATACGACCCTTATGCTGGCTGGACTTAATGCCTAAATCAAAAATCAAAGACATTACACAGGGCGCATGGTTATTTTTGTCAGACGGCCTTTACCAATTGCTGTCAGGTCTTGGTGGCAATCATGACAAGGTTAGTCAGCTAGAGCACAAACCACATGTCCGTCTGGCATACAGCGAAGTTGATGGAGCTATCAACTGGGATGGGGTTTTAGAGACCTTTGTCTATCGTCCTGGTGAGGATGCTCTCTCAAATGGTCTGGAATACCCTGGCTTAGATATCTCAAAAGTCAAAATGCTAAACAAAACCCTGAACGAATATGGGTTTTTTGAATGTCTCGAAGAAGCCTATGGCGCAATGCGTCGCACTGGGTTCTCGGTTATTTGGCTGGATACTGGTGCTCTGGATAACTCGGCTCCGATGTCCGCTAACGATATAAAACGACTACGTCGCCTGGTTGTCTACGATGCGGAATGTTTACAGGCTGATCCCATGGGCTACCGTAGCCAGTATTCGACTCCCAAAGTATGGATTATCACCGACCCCGAAAACCCGTATCTGAAAATCGACAGAAGTCGCCTACTTATATTCCCAGGCCGTTCTGTAAGCCCTCGCCAACGGTTCGATAATGGCGGAAAAGGCGAGTCAGAGGTTAATCGTATCTGGGAAGCGTGGCTTGCATGGCGAATGGCGTTCCTTACCGTGCCAAATGTGGCCGCTACATATGAAGAGTATACGCTCTACATGGAGGGGCTTAACAAAAAAATGACTGAGCCTAATGGAAAAAAACAAGTTCAGGCGAAATTAGTTGACCAGGCTATGACCCGTTCTTTTCTGCGAGTTAACGCAATTGATAAAGAAGAGGATTTGAAACGGATCGGCCCCCCTCTGGCTGGGCTGGCCGATATGCTCGACAGAGGAGAGCGTTTCCTCGTCGCCCAGAGTGGCTGGCCGTACCAGATACTATTAGGAAAACTGCCTGGTGGCGGTTTGGGTGGTACCGGCGAAAGCGAGGGCTCGGAGCAGGATTATCACAAGTTCATTGCACGGCAGCAACGTAAGTATTTAAAGCCTCTCATTACCCGGTTCTTCAGCCTGATTGGCGGCCCAGACGAATTCGAGTTCCCGCCTATGCACCAGCACACCGAGAAGGAATGGGCCGATATCCAATTGGTTCAGGCTCAGAGGGATAACGTCTATGCCCAGATCCCAGGCGCATTAGGAGTAGAAGAGCTGCGAGAAAACCTCAGCAAGAACGGTGTATATAATCTGGATTTAACTCGGTCGCCAGAGCCTGAAATAGAGCCAAAATATGATGATATTTAAAACTCCAGCTCCGCCTATAATGGCGAGTGAAGAACGTGATTACCGTTCTGTTATGGTCGCCGCTGTTCGTCGGTGGAGAGTTGCCGCTCTCGCAATGCTTCAAAATGCATTGACCGTTTACCGTGACGGCTGGGTTGATGACGTGTTCAGTTCTATCCGCAGTGCTTGGTTCAGCGAGGAGCCTGCTATCACCAGCCGTTTAAAGCCGTTTTTGTTCAGTGTGGCTCAACGTCACCGCCGCTGGTGGGTTGGGCTAATTGCAAAACGCACGGGTAAAACAATTGAGGGGATTGACCCATTATTGCAAGAACCATGGTTAGCTGAAGAGCTAAACTCAAGGCTGAAATCCAATGTGCGGCTGATAAAAAATATAGGCGAAACAACGGCTCTACAAATAGAGGAAATCGTAAAAAACGGTGTCAGATCAGGAACTCAGACAAACGTCATTATTAAACAAATAAAGGGAAAAATGGACGCAACAGAGTATAGAGCCAAACTGATCGCCCAGGATCAAATAGCCAAACATGCTGCCAGCCTGAACCAGATCCGGCAACAGGAGGCAGGTATAGACAAATACGAGTGGTCTACCAGTTTAGATAAACGTGTCAGGCCACTCCATCAGGCCAGGGAGGGCAAAGTGTTTAACTGGTCAGATCCACCACCTGACGGCCATCCAGGACAGCCTGTTCGGTGTCGGTGTACTGCTATCCCTATTATTTTTGATGAGATTTATGGCCAGCCGACAAAGAAGAGGCCCAAACAACTTGCTGCTTGATATCCGTGATGGCAAAATAAACGAGTCTGGTCATTTTGTTGGCACGGCAGTCGTTACTGGTGTCGGTGTTCTTGACTATACAAAAGAGTTCGGATTGCATTTGCTTCGGCCAGAAGATGAGGTTTTTGACCAGGCCTCCCTAGATAGCGCAAAAATGATTCCCGTCACCTTGGGACACCCCGCCCAGGACATGGATTCAGACACGATTAAAAAAAACGCGATAGGTTGGACAGGGGAAACAATAAAGCGCATCGGTAACTCGGTCGCCATCTCTTTCAAAATCGTGGACGCATGGGTTGTTCAGCAAATGAAAAAAATCATGGATGCTGGTAAGCGTATTCAGTTTTCCATGGGTGCTAAAGCTTTTCCAGACATACAAAAAGGTGATTTCGGTGGAAAGACCTACGACGGAATTCTTAGGAGAATAAAATATGACCATTTGGCGATGCTCCTCATTGAAGATGGTCGATACCCATACACAGGGCTACTCGAAGACGCACTGAAAACAAACGACGGCTATCTGTTTTTAATGGATGGCAAATTCAAATCGGAGGAAAGTAAGAAAATGAAAATCAAATTGCCAAACGGCGTAGAAATTGAGGTTAGTGACTCTGATGGCCGCTATCTCGAAAACCATTTGACGGAACATGAAGGGCTAAAAACCCAACTAGCCACAAAAACAGGGGAACTGACCCAGGCTCAGAAACAACTCAACGATGCTAAAAGCCAGATATTGGACTCAAAAGCTATGGATGAAAAAATAACATCCCGACTGGCTCTTGTGCTTGAAGCGCAAACGCTGCTTGACTCTATTAATCCTCAAGATTTGGCAGAAAAAACAGACCAGGAAATTTACGAGGCTGTGGCTATCGCTGATGGATATACAGATACCGAGTTGGCAGAAATGAAAACCAGCCTGAATGACAGCTACCCTGCTACATTGGCAGGTATTTACAGTCAGATAAAACGAGTCCGTGGCGAAAAGACATCCGAGAATATCAACAATGCCGCTGGGAGAGCCAGTGGGGCTACTCGTAAAAACGAAGGAATAGAAATCAAGGACAGCTTCGATGCATCGAAAAAGAAACTAGAAAAATCCATGGAAGAAGCCAGAACAGGAGTTAAAGTAAATGCAAACTAGCGTATCAATTAGCACAGGGAAATACACAGCGGGGCTCTGCTATAGCTACAGAGAGCGGGTTGCTGACTGGATGCCCCTTGAAGATATTAAATTTGGATATGGCCTGGTGCGCTCCCAAGACCAAGCCAGAGCGTGCCGTCTCCCTAATATGAATAAACTCGCTGCTATAATCAGCGTTGATCTGGTGGCCGCAGATCAAATAACTGCTGAACTGGTCACAATCGATACAGATGGCAATGAAACAGTTATCAGCGTTGACGAGACCTACGCTACAAGCCACCTGGCAACAGTCACTGCGGTCAAAGACGCAATTGAAGCAGCCGATAGCGATATGACGGTGACTCTGTCCGGCAGTAACAGAACTCTAACAATTGTCTCTGCTGCTGATAAACGGACAAGGGTGGATACGGCGTTTGCTA